ATTAGATAACTAGCTGAGAGGGTGGGCGATTGCTCACCCTCTCAGCGTTTTGGTGGGGGAGTTACATCAGGGTAAAGTTTTAGATTTTAGAAAAGTTTAAAAGCCATTCTAAAATGTAACTCACTGAAATACAACAGAAATATAGTTAATATTAGATTTTAAAAAATAATACATATTTCCTCACGTGTATACGCACGCATATACGCACGCACATACACGCACACAGCCTTTTTTTTTGCGTTTTTTTCTAAATTTCTAAAATTAACACAATTTCGATTGATAATCACAGAGTTACATTTTAAAAACGCCTTTTAAAACCGTTTTAGAAACTGTTTTTTCTAAAATCAAATGTTAAAGATTGTTTATTGTTTGGAAATGTGAAAGGGGTCGAGTACCTTTGAAATCGAAACTTCGATAAAACTTTGATGCAATGAAAATCAGCAACCTAAAGCCAAACCCAACCAATCCGAGAGTAATTAAAGACGAGAGATTCAAGCAGTTAGTTAAGTCATTGCAGGAATTTCCCGAGATGATGTCAAAGCGTCCAATGGTGTGTGTTACTGATGTTGATGGTAAATTGTTTCCGTTGGGTGGCAATATGCGACTAAAGGCATTGATTGAAATCGGATATACTGACATACCTGATGACTGGGTAACGATGGCCGATGACTGGACGCAGGAAAAGCGAAAAGAGTTTTTAATCAAAGACAATATTGGGTACGGTGAGTGGAACATGGAAGAACTTGCAGCTAATTGGGATGTTGACTTGTTGAGCGATTGGGGGTTGGAATTGCCGGGCTTTGATGTTGATTCTGATGAATACGGTGAGGATTTTAGTTTGAAAGATGGAGACAAAGCACCATTTCAACAAATGACTTTTACTTTGGCAGATGAACAGGCCGAACAAATAAAAAACGCAATAGCGGATATTAAACAAACTGATGAATATAAATATGCCGAAACAATGGGAAATGAAAACTCAAACGGTAACGCACTTTATTTAATAGTAATGCAATGGGCAGAGCAAAGGAAATAATAGTTAAGGTAATACCTGCAAAGATTGCTAATGAGTTTGTAAAGAAATATCATTATAGCGGGAAGGTTGTTGCAAATTCTGTTGTTCACTTTGGGTGTTTTCTTGATGATAAATTGCATGGTGTTTTGAGTTATGGAAGCCCGATGGCAAAGTTCAAAGTATTACATTTTGTACAACCATCTTTATGGAATGAAATGTTAGAACTTAATCGAATGGCTTTTGATGATTATTTGCCTAAGTATTCCGAAAGTAGATGTATTTCAGTAACAATAAAACTATTAAAAAAGAATGCGCCTCACATAAAATGGATATTAAGTTTTGCTGATGGTGTTTCATGTGGAGATGGTACAATATACAGAGCAAGCGGTTTTCAATTATGAGGAATTAATAGCACGACCGATATGTGGTTACTTCCAAACAATGAAATTATAAGTGGTAATACAATAAGACAAAGCGGTTATACTTCGTGGTTAATTCCTTTTATTGATAGAAAAAAGTTTGACGAATTAAGAAATGGAAAATCAAGCAGTATTCACGTATTGAATTATATTGGTGCTAAAAAATTACAAGGCAATCAATTAAAATACATTTACCTAATCGATAAAAATTGTAAAATAACCGTTCCAATACTTCCATTTAGTGCAATAGACAAAGCAGGTGCAGGAATGTACAAAGGCGAAAAGATAACACAAGCCGAAAGGCATAACAAAGAATAATATATGCGTGTGTAGCTTAAATAAAAAGCATTACATATTCCAATGTAAGGATGGAGTTTACAACTACCCACACGCTCAAATAATATATATATAATTATTTAATAACTATGCCTTGTCCAGAAAACATTATCCCTCCTAAGAAAGGCGAACCGAGCAGGAACCCGAACGGACGACCTAAAGGATCGTTGAATAGGAAAACCACGCTAAAGAAATGGCTATCGTGCGAAGAGAAAGTTAAGAACCCGATAACAAAGGAGTTCGAGAACCTGACACAATATGACATGATTGCACTTGGTTTGATTAGCAAGGCAAGAAAAGGAGATGCGCAGGCTAGTAAGATTCTAATTGACCACGGCACAGACGAAGAAAATGAGCAATTAACTGATGTAGAGATTTATAAGTCTGTTCTTTTCTTACGTGATGGCATCATTAACAAGCATTACGAACACCTGAACAAAGGTTATGACTGGACAATCTTAGAGGGTGGAAGTCGGAGCGGAAAAACTTACAACTTTTTGAAGTGGGCGTTTCTGCAAACGAAGTTAGGTAAGTTCGATTTGTCGATAATTGCACCATCGTTCAAGATGTTGGAGCTTGGTTCGTTTGTTGATGTGAAAGATATATTAAGTAAACATGCGCCCGACATCAAGATACCTGAGCGAGCAACAAAGATTGATTTGTACAACGATAGCCGATGGACGTTCGAGGTTGTAACCAACGAAAACGAAGCGAAGCGTAATAGGTCCAATGTATTTGTTAACGAAGCGGACGGCATACCGAAAGAGGTTGCTATGTTGTTGGGTCGTGCTAGTGGTAGGAAATTTGTCGACTTCAATCCTGTTAAAAAGTTTTGGGCGCACGATAGGATAAATGAGGACGGAAGCAACATACTATCTACAACTTGGAAAGACAATCGGTTCTTATCGTCTGCTCAGTTGCAATGGTTTGCTGACCTAAAGAAAAACGGAGAGAATGCCGAGGAGGGAAGCCCTGAGCGATACGCATACGAGGTGTATTATCTTGGCAATTATGCGCTGTTGAGTGGCAAGGCTTACGAGATGGAGGACTTCGAAATAATTGATGAAGTGCCCGAAAAGTTTGATTACATGGTAAGCTATGCCGACCCAAGCCTTGGCACTGGTAACGATTTTTTTGCTGCATTGCTATTCGGAATCAAAGGCAAACATGTTTATGCCGTTGACTGTATATTTTCACAGTTCGCTAAGACAGGCGGATATGTTGAAAAGTTAAAGGAATGGGATAGAACTTACAGCACACCGATAGACCATTACGCAGAAAGCAATGGAGTTAGTGGAGTAGTTACAGGGGCAGCAAACGAATACTATGACGGTGTATTAACAGAGGTTAGTAACTCAACCAAAAAAGAAGCCGACATAATCGTTTACGCACCAACGGCAAAGAAGTTCAAATTCTTGCGTTCGCAAAAGATGATAGAATTTTTAACACAGTGTGCTGAGTTCCCGAACGCTGCACACGATGACGCACCCGATTGCTTAGGTCGTGGAGCTAAAATAATAATTAAACAATTCGATATACAATGACCACACGCAAAGAAATATACGGAAAAAAGAAAGCGTTCATACTTGACCATTTCGATGACATCCTAGAGATGCGCAAGAGGATGAGCGCAAGAAAAGTTGCAGATGTTTACGGTGGAGTTATAACCATGTATGACATTTACAAGGTCGAACAATTGATAGGGGGAGTTTAACGACTCCCCTTTTTTATTTAAAACATTTCCAAAAAATATACAACGTATAAAAAAACAATTTACATTTGCAACCATGTTAACAGGGAAATATACATATAAGGCACATTTGGACGGCTCGACAACTATCGAGCAGCAAATTGAACAGGTTAATCGTGATTCGATTAACGGAGGTTATCGGAATAAAGATTTTTCTGAATGCTTGAAATATGACATAACTCGTACCGTTGCAAACATTTTCGGAAACTCGGTAATAACCTATAATGGCAATCAGGATGAATACTGTCAAAGCTTGCAAGGTTATCTGTTGGACATTTATTTCGCATTGCACGACAACGGTCGATGCTTCTTGACTTACGACAACGGCAGGATAACAGGCGTTAACAAAAGTAAGGGCATGGTTGAGATTATCGACCCTGCTTACAGGATTAGCAAAATCACACAAAAGCAAGCAGCAGCCAAACAGTTGGAGTTTTTCGGGGTAGTTACCAATGTTCAATATAGTGTACTAGACGAACGTGGAATGTTTGGGGTGTTCAGTCCACAAAAGGGCGAGGTTGTAAAAGAGTCACAAAAGAATAAGATTTACGATTCGTTCAAAGAAATATTTGGAGCAAAAAAAGGACAGCGCAAGTTTGCGATTACTGAAATTCCTATGATTTACTCAGGTGTTAATATGCCTGTTAAAGATTTGGACTTAATCGAAAACGAGAAGCGAGCAACGGCAAGAGTAGCTAGGGTTTACGGTATTCAAGAAGACATGATACTTAGCGGTTCGACTTTCGACAACAAAGAAAACGCGATTATTCAAACGTACACAGATTATAAAGGTTTGATTTACGACTGGATAACTCAGATCGAAAATGAATTACTGGCAAGCTTTCGGATTGTTGATGGTTTTGATATAACATTTCCAGGCGTTCCTCAAATGAATAAAACAGATTTGAAGCCAAACGAAATACCACTAGAAGCGTTAAATACTTTAACTGTTAACGAAAAACGAGAGCTAATTGGGTTTGACAAGGTTGACACTAAACAGAATGAAATATCAATGTTAAGTGAAAAATTAGGCGTCGGAGGAACACAGTCAATGTTAAATATACTTATTGATGCGACTATGAGCGATGCACAAAAAAGAGGTGCGCTAAAAGTGTTATTCTCTCTTAACGACACAGACATTGAAAAGTTAATACCAACAACACTACCACAATGAAAAATACAAACGGCATATTTTACGGAGCAATAAAAAGCTTCGACAGGGAAAAGCGAACAGCCGACTACATTATTTTGCACTATGACAGGGCAAACGAAAATATGTGGACTGCTTCGGCTGGTTCGTTTACAAAATTTTTCGAGAGGTTGAAGCAATCTAACAAAGGTATATCAGCATGCTATCAGCATGATGAACGGCAATTAATTGGTAAGTGGGATAATTTCAGAGACGAAGACGGTACTTTAATTGGTACGATTTATTTATCTAACACGCCATTCGTTAACGATACGGTAATACCGCAAATTGAAGATGGAACACTGCAAGGAAGCAGCCCGACAGCATACCCACGGCAAGGAAGTTGGAAAGGTGATTTGTTCGTAATTAGCGAGGGTGTAATTGGTGAAATTTCACTGGTAGGCTTGCCAGCCGATTTAGATGCTGACTTGATTAAATTTGCTGCAAGTATCGACAAATTAAAAGAAATAGGTAATTTCGAAATAGATTTATTAACAATTTAATATTTAACAAGCATGAAAACAAGCTTATTGAAAGTAAAGGCTTTTTTATCGACTAAGGTTACAGCCTTGGAAGCTCAAAAGAAATCTGCATCTTTGACAGATGAACAAAAAACAAAGATTGACGAAGCGCTGAAAGAAGTTCAGGACGCTATCACCGCATTGGATGCTGCACAGGAAGAAGCAACCAACGAGCAGTTAGTTGCAATTTTTACCAAAGCGTTGGAGGCATTGAGCGCATCGACTGATGCTGCTGCTGCTGCTATGAAAACCGAAGTTGAAGCACGGTTAACCAAGATTCAGGCCAAGATTGAAAAAGGCGTAGGTTCGAAACAAAAAGTAACTGCATCGCTTTCGCTTAAGAAGTTGAAAGAGAGCCGCGAGAATGACGGTGGATTCAAACCGTTTACAGCAGGTGTTGACGTTGCAGCATGGACGCCAGAAGCCGAGGTTGAAAATGTTGAAATTTATCACCCGTTAATCGGGGTTGCTGCTGGTTTGGACGTTTCTACAACCACATCAACTAGTGTTAAAATTCGTAAGATGCAAAAAGGTTCGGGAGCTGCTGCGGTAGTTTTGAATCACGGTGTAAAACCTGTTATCGAGTTTGTCGGTTCGCAAAGCGTTGTTAACGTGGAAACTTACGCAGGTGTTGTTGAGGGAATCGCTGACGAGGACTTGGAAGACAACGCAGGATTGGAAGCTGAAATCCAACAAGAAGCATTGATTGAGCTTTCGACTGTAGAAAACGCTGCTGCAATCGTATTGTTGAACGGTGCTGCACAAGCTTACGCAAATGTAACGTTCGGAACAACTACACACGCTGACATGAAATCGGCAATCGTTGCAGTAATTGACCAAGTTCGCAAAGCGTTGGGTAATCGTCAATCACCTATTTGTTTGGCAATGAACAGCTCAAATTGGGCAAAAGCTAAAGACTTGCGTAACGACAACGGTACTCCAATCGACATCATGACAATTTTAGGTGATGTTGAAATGATTACTGATAATACATTAACTGCCGACAACTTCATTTGTTGGGCGAAACGTTTTGCAAAGTTAAAAATTTACAAAACTAAAACACCCGATTGGTACAAGGGCGTTAAGGTGGTGAGTGCTGAAGGGAATGTAACAGCCGTTTATTCAGAATGGCGTACAGACGAAAGCTCGTTACGTGTTCGTCAGCGTCAGGTAATGTATGTTACCGACAACACGACTGTTGTTAAGGGTACAATTTCGGGAGTTATTGATGCTATTACCGAAGTGCCTGTTGAGGGTTGATTTTTCGGGGGTGTTGAAATATACACCCCTTATCTAAAAACAAATTTAAAATTATAACAATATGAAAAAGTTTTTTATATTACTAGTTGCATTCATTGTTTCGGTCGTTACCGTTTCGGCTCAATCGTCGGTTTTGCTTAAATCTACAAAGTACATTTACGGATATGTTGGCACGGATGCAGACAGTATCAATGCGTCTACTGATTCGGTTTGGACTCAAACGATTCAGTTAAATAAACTTGATGGTATATTTTATAATGCTTCTGTAAAAGTTAAAGATTTTACTGCTGGAGCAACATGTAAAATTATACTTCGAGGTAAGATTTTTGATAGCGATGAGTTTACAACAATATCGACAGTACTATGGAAAGGCGGAGGAACTGATACAACGGTCATATTCACTGCTAATACAAATAAAGTCTATTACAGATATTTGGACTTTAAGTTATCCGGGACGGCAAACAAGGCGAAGTTGGAATTTATAAAGCTTTCGCTAAAAAAATAGCGTTATGAAAATCAATAACACTGAGTTCAACATTGAATTTTGCAAACAGTTTCCAGCTGAAAAGTTACGCAAGATTTACAGTGGCGAAGATGCGGACACACTTAATAAATTGGTTGAAGCAGTTTATCCCGAAGTGGCCGAAGTGGCCGAAGTGGCCGAAGTGGCCGAAGTTCCAGAAGTTACCGAAGTCAAAACAAGCAAAAAGAAATAATTAACAGCATGGTAACAGTTGCAATACTTAAAGAAAATGGCTATCCAGTTGGAAGCATGAAAGACGAAAACCAATTGGCACTTGCTGAACGGTCAGTAATCGGATGCTATTTTACTGATACGGAAACTTTCGAAACCGAAGCAGCATTGCAACTGTTGTATGCGTTAACTTTCTCGATGCTATTGAAGCGTCGGACAGTTGCAACTCGGTATGGAGCAAGCGAAAAGACTTCACAATATACGATAGCTGCGGATAACGAACAGATAAAGTCAGAGATTCGAGGTTATTGTAAGCACTTATTAGAACAGTATTATGTTGACTCAGAATTTGAGCCGACAGATATATTGGAGATTTATTCAAATATGTTTTTAATTTAAAAAAAAAATATACAATTATGGCTTTTACACCATGTACGGCAGCTATGACTGCCAACGCTGCAACACCATGCGATGCACCTCGTATTAAAGGTTATGAGATGATCGGGGTTGCGATTAACAAGTTGGACATTGATTGGGCTACAATCACACAGGGAACTAACAAGAGGAACATATTAACAATGCCTTTGTTAGCTGGGAAAAAAGTAGCTGTTCTTTACAACAGCAAAAAGAATCCGTTACCATTCAACGGAACACAGACAGCTTATAACCGTGATGCAGACGCTTACGATAAACTTGTACAATTCTATGTCGAAGACACTGGAGCGAGCGTATCAAAGGGAGTTGTTGAACCGTTAAAAGATGGCGAGTATGTCGTTATTTTGGAACGTAAAGACAAGAACGGTGAGCGCACTTTCCCTGTTTACGGATTCCAAAAAGGGTCAAGCTGCGGAAACGATGGCGGTGCTCAGGTACAGGATGAAGAAACAGGTTACTGGTTGATTACGATGGCAACACAAGAACCTTGGGCTGAGTTGACATTTGGAGACCCTGCCGACACTTACGCAGAAAATAAAGCGTTATTCAATGCATTAGTTGCTCAGGCTTACTAAAATTTGGAAATGTTTTTAATGAAAAAAAGCGGTTGAAAATCAATCGCTTTTTTTTATGTTCGTATATTTGTAAAAAAAAAAAGTTAGAATATGAGTAATATTATATTTGAATGCCGAAAAGGTGACAGTTTAACAATAGGTTTTTTGTTTAACAATTCTTTTGATATGTCGAGAATTGCGATGTCAGAGATTTGGCTGGACGGTGTTAAGTTCACGGCTACTACTGACGACCATTTGTTAACATGTAAAATTAAGTCAGATGAAACAAAGACAAAGGTCGGGGCGCAACGGCTTACCTTATTGATTGATGACAGCGTTTTAGGTGTTAAGAAAATCTATTGCGGAGATGTTAAGTTTAACAATAGCAATTCACCTACTAGCAACGAAAGCGTTAACAACGGGTGGGACGTTGTAGTTCCGATTACCATTAATGAACAAGCTATTACTATTGGCGATTTGATGTATAATTATGTCAAGGGCGACACTGGTAGCATTGGCGATATAATGACATACCCAGAAATAGTGACCCCTGCCGATGAAGATGTAACAGTCATTCAGCATGGTAACGGTTCAGTTAATTCATTTCGTTGGAGCTGGGCAAGTATTAAGCTATCGTTAAAAAACTACTTGGACGGGTTTTTTGAGCCGTTAAAGGGGTCAGACGATAACTATGTAACGGATGCCGAAAAAGTAAAGATTAGCAATTTATCAGGAACTAATACAGGCGATCAAGATTTGAGCGGATTGCAGCCAAGAGAAGCTGGCAAAGGGTTGTCAACGAATGACTACACCACAACCGAAAAAAACAAGCTGGCAGGCATAGAAGCAGGGGCGCAAGTTAATGCAGCCAATACGGTTATTGATGCTAATTACGTCCACACAGATAATAATTTCACAACAACACTAAAAAACAAGCTAGATAGCTTTACTGCTATTTTTACAATTGAGTTGAAAGGGGCTTACGATGGTGTAAATACATGGGTACTAAACAATTACGTTAGTATAGGACAGCATTTAAGAGACATAGTAAAACACATAACAGCACAGGAGCGCATAAATTGGAATAGTGCCGTTAATTGGTTTACGAATGCAGCACAAAATGTAAAAGACATTATCGGAATTATTGACGGTGGTAGTATAAATAAATTCTTAACCGAAGCTGGCACGTTTGCACCTATATCTGTTGGAGGTGCATCAAGCTCTCCATTGTATTATGACCCCACACCTAGCGGAATAGGCACGGCTAAGACATTGTCATACATACCTTATCCTACCGAAATAGAAGCTCAGTACACGCTAACAAGTACTGAGCAGTTATTGGCTTCTTATGTACACCCTGAGCCTATAGCAACTGACACAATAGATGCTGGCAACTGGATAAGTAAAGCAGTCGGTAGAATATCGTCAAGCGCAGGCAGCAGTTTTTTACGTTTAGAATTTTCTATTTATAAAAATGGAGTTAAAACTTTATTATTTTCAAAATCATCTGACGAAATAAACAACAGCACGTTTGAATCAATACCAGGCGATGCAGCGAATGGCGTTTTTGCAGTTGACCCAACTGGATTTTTGTGGGTAGACGTGTATGGGGTTACTAGCGGAGCAAATAGAACGTTGTACCTTAAAATCGGTGACGGCAATGCAAGTTTCATTCAGACACCATTACGGGCAAGGCATGACGGATTAAGAGATTTGAACGGTGATAACAATTTTTTGCACGTTACAAGTTCGGAGAAACAAACATGGAATGCCAAACAGTCTGCTGGCGACTACGCAACTAATACGGCACTTGCAACAAAAGTAACAGCCAACGCACCGATAACAGGCACAACGAAAGCAAAGATAACATACGATGCAAAAGGGCTTGTAACTGGTGGTGGTGATTTGACAGTTGATAATATTCCTTTGTTACCGATAAGTAAAACAGACGGGCTGCAGGAATATCCACTTATAGCTGAATATTTAAAAGATTTTATTTGCATGGACAATGGAGAAACAATATTAACAGATAATAATGAACAAATAATTAACAACTTATGAGAACTACAAGCAGTTTAATAAACGATGGAACTCTTCGCTCTGGACTACCACAAGTAATAGATATGAAGCCAGGCGAATATCTATCAGATATTTTAGCTATAATATCAGATGCTTCGGAAAATAAACCGTACACAATCAATTTTTACAACCATTCAAAAACGATCAATTGGGACAAATGGACGGAATTAATTCAATGGCCTAGGTGGGTATATTTGAATTTTGTTAATGTTGCTTGGTGGCCGAATAGCTATTATATAGGCCTGGGCTTTGAAAAGGACTTAGTTGATGTGAATCCTACCGATAAGCTAATGATTGGTTTTAAATTTGATAGAGCAAACGAAGACTATTACATTCAGTCAAGCGGATTACCTAATAATTTGAATGCTATTTATTTCGGGGGGCTAGATGTCGACTATTCCGAAGCCAGCGACTACGATACTTTAAGTAATAATATCGTTGATTATGGCAATGGCTCGCTTGGTTTAGTTTTTTGCAAGGGTAGTAAAGAAGACAATGTTAATAATTCAGAATTGTACAAAAAAATTAACGGAGCGTTGCACAAAGTAACTGGCAATTTTAGCTACTGCAATCTTATTGGTTATAACATGACTGGAGCTTATTTGTATGGATGCTACTTGGGAAACGCCAACTTGGTAAACGCCAACTTGGAAAACGCCAACTTGGAAAACGCCAACTTGATAAACGCCAACTTGGGAAACGCCTACTTGGAAAACGCCAACTTGGGAAACGCCTACTTGGAAAACGCCAACTTGGAAAACGCCAACTTGGTAAACGCCAACTTGGAAAACGCCTACTTGGTAAACGCCAACTTGGGAAACGCCAACTTGGGAAACGCCTACTTGGTAAACGCCTACTTGGAAAACGCCAACTTGGTAAACGCCTACTTGGGAAACGCCTACTTGGTAAACGCCTACTTGGGAAACGCCAACTTGGTAAACGCCTACTTGGAAAACGCCAACTTGGTAAACGCCTACTTGGGAAACGCCTACTTGGTAAACGCCAACTTGGGAAACGCCAACTTGGGAAACGCCAACTTGGTAAACGCCAACTTGGAAAACATACAAGTAAACACGTCATCTATTTTTAGAAGTTCTAATTTAACCGGTGCTACAAATTTACCTGAAAATTTAAATACTAAAGCTAAATTTATTGCAGCTGTCGGAGTAGACAATGTTAACGCCGAAACTATTTGGATTGATGGTACTTCAATTTTAGCGTAGTCATGTTAACATTATTCATTATTTTTATATCGGTATGGGTAGCCTATAATATGGCTATCTATTTCCGATATGGATTATTAACTTCGGTTAGCGCAAGCCATTACGCATTGATAGGTGAGAATAAAAACTTAGGTTGGATTTTCACCGTGTGTACGTGGGCTTACGCACTGCCGGCAATGGTAATAGGGCAAACAGGATTGATGTTTTTTGCAGGTGGTTTTATCTGCTTTGTCGGGGTGGCTGCAAATTACAAGTCAGGATTTGACAAAATATGGCATGAACGTTTTGCGATTGTCGGGGTGTTGTTAAGCCAATTATCTATTTTCTTTGACTTTTGCT